TCCTCGCGCGCGCGTGGTGCGCATCCGGGATGGCCGCGATTAAGAGCGAATAAGAGCCCTAAGAGCGGGGTCAGGCGCCTTCAAAAGACCGTGACGCCCGGATGCTGCGCCCTGGCGGCCTTGGCGCCTGTAGCGCGCCCGCACGCGGTTCGTCACGCGCCACGCATCGCGCGCCGCGCGTGGTCCTGAAAGATCGCCATGATCTCGGCGCGGTCCGCATCTGATACACCAAGCCAGGGCCGCGCCGGGATGCTGACGCTCCGCGCAAAGACACGCGTGCGCCCAAGCCGGAAGGCCAGGCGCCCACCGGATTTCGGGCGGATGGTGCCGCCGAATTGATGCAGGCTGGCGTAAATCACATTCGTCCCGACCACCACGCGGTTGCCATCCGCGCGCCGCGTCAGGCTGCCCAGCAGCCGCCCGGTCTCGCGCAGCATCGAACCGCCGCGCTTCGCCGCCGCATAGCCGGGGTTCAGCTTTGGCCAGGCCACGCCATCCGGTGACTGTTCCGCCGCCGCGCGTTCCTGGGTGGATAGGATCAGCGCTTCGCCGATCTCGGCCATCGCAGCTTGTGGGCGGCGCATCAGTGCGCCCAGGCCCGCCACCGCATCGCGGAATTCGGCGGTGTTGATGGTGATGCGCACGCCGCTCATGGTGTCTCTCCCAGCTGCCGCTGATAGACCAGCGCGCCTGATCGCTGTTTCTCAAGATAGGCGGTCGCGCGCGCCGCCAGCAGCGCCGCGCCGAACCAGCCGGCATCCGTCCATTCCAACACCGCCAGGCCCGCCGCCGCGCCAGCAAAGCGGCGCAGGTAGCGCCGGCGCAGCCGCAGATTACCATCCGGCGTCTCCGCCCAATCCACCCAAATCTCATCCGGGTCTTTGAGCGCTTCGGCCAGCTGCGCCAGCTGCTGCACCCGCCGCGCATTGCGCGCCACCTCACCATCCGCATTCAGGAACAGATCGCGGCTGATCACCACACGCGTGCCGGATGCATCGCGGAACACGGCGGGGCGGTCGCGCGTCGCGCCAAACTCACCCAGGAAAGCGTCAATCGCCGCATTGGCATCACCGCCTGCCGGCGCTGGCGCGGCGCTGGAAGGCCGTGCGGGCGGCATGGCGGGCAGATCATCCGGGCGCTGGCCAGAAGGCCGCAGCCCGCCACCACGATAGGGCTGCAAGGGTTCTGCCAGCGGTTGCGGCACCACGCCCTGCGTCCAGCTTGCGCCGACATTATAATCCCACCCCGGATCAATGCCGGCAGGCAGCGCGGAAATCTCCCCGGTCATCGGATCGCGGTATGGCCTGGTCCCCGCAGGCGGCGCTTCATCCGGGCCTTCTTTGCCCGCACGCGCCAGGTCGCGCGGGCCGAGGCTTTGCACGTAGCACCCGCACCCCCAGCCATTCGGCGGGAAGTGGCTTTTCCAAAATGGATCATCGGCGCGCAGCACCAGGCCATCCCAGGCCTTGTGTTGGGGGCGCGCATCACGCTTGCCGGAATGGCGGTAGCGCCAGAAGGGCCGCGCGGCCAACACGTCCGGGTCCGTCATTTGCGCGTACCGCCCAGCGGCATAGGCGGTGCGCATATTCGTCTCGTAGATCACGCGCGTGCGCCAGCCGACATAGCCAGGCCCGCGATCGGCCCAGCCGAGCTCCGTCAGCAGCGGGGCGATATCGCGGCGGAATTCATCGAGCGTCGTGCCCTGCGCAATCGCCTTATCCATGGCGCGGCGGATATCGGCCAGCATTTCATCCGCCTGCACACCCGCCACTGACCAGGCGCGCGCATGGGCACCGTGGCGCAGATCATCCCAGGCACGCGTCGGCACATTCACCTTCCCCCGGAAGAAGCGGATGGCTTCTTCGGGCGGCAGGTTCAGCGCATCAATACTGCCACTCATGACGCAGTCGTGGCTTCATCCCGCGCATCGCTGCGCCCGGCGAGGTGGCCGACAATGAGCGCGGGCGTCAGTTCTTCCACCAGGCGCCCGATGGGCATCACGGCGGAAAGGCGCAAGAAGCGGGTTTCAAGATCGGCGAAATCCACCGCCGCTTCAACCTCATTGCGTATCGCAGCCAGCATCGCGGCCTGGGCAGACCCGCCGCGGCGCGCCAATTGATCCGCCAGCGCTTCCGGAATGGTCGCGGGGTCCACCGCTTCGGCAAAGGCAGGCGGCGGCGCGGCGCTGGGGCTGCCGCCAGCAATGCGCTGATAGCCCTCCCCATAGCGTTCACGCACCAGGTCTTCACTCGGCACATAGCCAATCGCGAACAGCTTTTCATCGAGCGTCGCATCGGCCAGCAGATCAGGTTCTTCCGGCGCCTTCCGCCACACACTCGGCATCGCGGCGCCCGGCAGATTGAGGTCAACAATCCACCTGAGCAGGCTCTCATTCAGTTCTTCGGACAGCATATCCGCATCGGCATCGGCCAATTCGGTGCGGACATCATTATGGGTTTCGCTGGCAGCGCGCGCGCCATTCTGGCCCATTTCGGTCGTGAGTGTTTCGCCCAGCACGATCTTGCTGATCTCGGCATTCATGGTCTGCACCAATTCCTTGTGCAGGTCCGCCGTGCCGGATTTGGACACTTCCAGCATCTTGATCAGCGTGCCGGATGGCACCGCCACACCGGCGCCGCGCGCGATGCCCTGGATCATCGTCACCAGCCGGTCAACATCACCATCCGATGTGCCCTGCGGGTATTCGGCATAGACGAAGGGCTGGCCATGCTTTTGGATCAGATCATTCCACAACGCCACGCCGTTCCGCTTGAAAAACACGGGCCAAAACAAATCATGCCCCAACCCACGGCCATAGGCGTCTTCATTCTCCTCCGCCCAATACCGCACCACGATGAATTTGCGGTCCGGCACGGCAATGCCCTGGGTGCGGGCTTCGCGCGTCAGCAGCCGCAGCTTGCCATCCAGGTCAAAGGCAAAGCGGCGCGGGTTCCGAACGCGGATATCGGCAGGCACAATCCAGGTGCGGCGCGTGCCATTCACTTCAATCTCGGCCGCTTCCCACATGATTTCGGCAACCGAAATCCCGGTCAGCACGGCGGTCAGCAGGCCACGGCAGGCGCGGTCAAAGCGGATGCGCTTCAAGGCGGCATTGACCAGTTCCGCCGCCAGCAGATCAGCCGGCGCTTCCCCGCCTGGTTCCACCTTCCATTCCCGCGCCACCACTGCATTGCGCCGCTTGCGCAGCACCGCGCCTGCGTGCCCGTCCCGCGCCAAATCCTGATAGATGCCGAGGCCCTTATGGCCGCCGCGCGTCAGGATAATGTCGTCGCGCGTCGCCATCGTGAAAGCGTAGTATTGGGCGGTGATGTCGCGTTCGAAGGTCGCGACCTCATTCCGCAAATCCTGGGGCAGGCGGGTGCCGCTCATGATCTATGCCTCATCATCCAAGGTAGGTTGCGATGCTGCCCTGGGTCATTCCCAGGATGCTGTTGTCATCCGGCGGCGCCATGATGTCGCGGCGGGGGATCGGGAAATTCGTCAGGCTGCCCCAGTCGCGGCTGGCAGCGTAAATGGTCAGCACGGCGGCAATCGCGGCGTCGCCATGGCGTTGGCCAGCATTGGGATCGCGGTCTTCACCTTTCGCGGTGGCCCGGCGCACCATCACGCGCGCCACGCCATTCACCAATTCAATGGCGCGGAAATCATCCACCACTTCGGCATTCGCCGGGATATCGAAGCTGGCATCCTGGAAGGCCGCGCGCAGCTTCGGCATATGGTCGCGGTACCAGCCTTCGGTCAGGTGAATGCCTTCCACGCGGTGCGCGCCGTAGCGCTGCAGCGTGCGCTCAGCCAACCAGGCGCCATTCCCGGTGCGGTCCAGCGCCACGCCGGCCAGGCGCGGCAGGCGATCCAACAGATAGAACAAAATCTCGCGCTGCTGTTCGAAGGGGACATTCCGCAATTCAATCGTGAAGGGCGTTTTGCGCATCAGATCGGGCATGATCTGTGCCGGCCAAATCACGGAAAGATCGGCGACGCGCCCAAAATCCACCCCCGCCACGCTGCGCAGCAAGGGGTTCAGCCGATCCAGCAGCGGGCGGATATTGTCTTCGCACCACGCCAGCGTCTCCTTGGTGCGGATATGGTCGGGCTGATGCACGAAGGCATCGGCGCAGGTGTAGCGCAGCACCGGGATATCGCGGCTGGCGCGCGCTTCAATCAAATGGAGCGGCAGATACCGGCCGGAACCAGCGCGCGGCACCACATCCAATTCCTCTGTCGCGCTGTCGCCATAGAGGCCACGGATTTCGGCCTTCCATGCGGCCTCGGCCTCAGCGGACCATTCCTTGCCAAGCTTCAACGCCACGCGGCGGAACAGGCCCTGTTCGCAGGCTTCATCGAAGGTGGTGCGCAGCAGGTGATAGGGTTTTCGCCCAGCGCGGATATCATTGACCAATTCGGCGAAGGGGTTTTCCGCCCCGTCATGCGTGGACACCACCAGGATGCGCCCGCCCCAAATCAGCAGCGCCAAGGCAGCCTTTAGAAGCGCCGCAAGATCATCATGGAAGGCCGCTTCGTCGATAATGACAAAACCCTGCCGGCCACGCAGCGACCGCGGGCGGGACGCCAGCGCCAGGATTTCAAAGCCCGAGGCGAATTTGATCCGGAACGCGGCGATATGCCGTTCCATGCCCTTTTCATCTTGGTCCTTGAACAGGAATTCGCCGATCTCACCGGCGGCCTCGCCGAAGCTCCGCGCCCACATGGCGCAGACATCAATGAATTCGCGCGCCATATCCAAATTATAGCCGATGTAAAGCACATCCATCCCGCGCTGATCACGCGCGGCACCCGCCATCAGTACGGCCGGCGCGCCTACGCCCCAGGTGGCGCCGATGCGGCGGGATTTTTCATAGACCGTGACGGAATGCTCGGCCACCGCGCGCACCAAGTCCTGCTGGTAGGGCAGCAGCACGCCGCCGATATCGGCGGTACTCGAAGGCTTCGCGTTCTTCATGGCTTCACCGGCGCGGGGCTGGGCTGCAATACGCCCTGACGCGCGGCGGCTTCAATGCGGCGGCAGGCCGTGTCGAAATAGCCGGGGTCGATTTCAATGCCGATGAACGGGTGGCCAAGCTGCGTGGCGGCAACGCCGGTTGAACCGGAACCCATGTAGGGGTCGAGGATCACGCCGCCGGGTGGGACGCGGGCCTGCTCGATAGACCACGCCATGATCTCGATGGGCTTCTGCGTCGGATGCGCGCCGCGTTTATTGAACGGCGACTTGGACGTGGTCGTACACCCATTCCAGTATAACTGCTTCACACGCATCACTTGGCGACGGTTCAGCCAGGCCATTTCAGCATCCCCCTGTTTGTTGGATGGCCTGCCCACGCGCTTGTCCCACACCAAAAAACCACCGCTGGCACGAGTTTTGCGGGGGGGGTAGACATTGGTAAAAATGATGGGCACCCCAAACAACGCACCGATCAGCCAAAGTCAACAAGTAGCTTGGGTCGAACGGCTTATCGTCGCCAATTATCGGGCGCCAATTCCACCTGCCGCCTTTGCTTTCTTTGCTTTTTTTTAGTGCAAGCTTCTGCCCATAAGGCGGATCAGTAATCACCGCCGCCGGGCGTTCCAGCCCCGGCAAAATCTCCCGGCAATCGCCCAAATACAGCGTCGCGTCGCCAATCTTTTCAACCCGCACGACCATCACGCGTTGCCTTCAGCCGGCGCCTGGGCCGCCACGAAATTCGCGGCATTGCGGATCATGCGCGCCAATTCGCGCGCCTGGTCGGCGTTCAGCACCGCCGTCATGGTGCTGCTATTCCGATGGTCCACCATACTCACATAGACCAGCGGGCCTTCGCTGGTGATCTGAATGCCAAGGGGCGCCATCATGCCGCCACCCCAAGAATGCTTGCCTTGATTGTCGCGATGGTATCGGCGCTCAGCCCTTGCTGGCGCGCGACTTACT